CGTTAAGGTATGGACTAAATGGGTATCAGATATAGAAGCCATCACCTAATCCATGACTAAATTATCTCTCTATCCACGCTATTTGTCAAGTATTCACCAATCGGTGAAGTGATGTTTAGCGCAGTCCGCACACGCTCTCTCATGCGCTCGAGGACACATAACTGGCATCAAACCCAGCTTTCGCTGGGCTGAGTGTTAATGCCCGACCCAGTAGTTCTCAGCGTGGATCGTTACGCTTTCGGTTAGTGTGAAGGCGTTGCGCATTAGACCGTAAGCCCGTAGGCAGGCATCACGGTAGTCGTCATATGCATGCCAATAGCATATGCGTTGCTCACCTGCTTTATTAATAGTGGTGAATCTAACTACATAAGTAACATCTGGTAGTAGTGATAGTTGTTGCATTTGGTTCCCCTTGATGTTGGGGGGCTTGCGCCCCCCTGTTGATTAACGTGTCTGTATAAACCGTGCGCCGAAGTCGTTGCCTGTAACCCTGATGCACAGGCGTTGTTCATCCATACTGCGTACCCAGATCCAACAGTCTAGGTAGTTAGGGCTATTGCATACCTCATCAATAGACCACGTACGGTTACTGAAGTGAACCACGTCACCTGTGTTAACGGGTTGCATACCTACTGTGTATAGTGCTTGATACATTTTTAACTCCCTGTTATCGGCAGGAATTACTGCCATGACTAAACTATATCTCTATCCACGCTATTTGTCAAGTTTTGGCTGGGCGCGACCCCACCGCACCCCGACCCCCCAAATGGCTCAGATGGGACCCGCGCGCCCCCTTACCCCATACGTTGCACAAACGATCTCCATTTTTTCCATAACTCTGCCACCCCACCCCCTCATATACAGAAACCCCCCGTCACAAAATAAACACCCCGTTCAAAAAATATATTTTGTAAAATATCTGTAATATCAAAGGAGTACGCTAAATTCATGAGCTCTAACCTAATAATTGTTGTAGGTGTTATCTACGCTTACATAGCTGTTGAGCAGGGGCTTAAAGGTAACTTGCCTTTGTGTATTTGCTACATTTGTTATGCGGGTGCCAACGTTGGTCTATACATGATGGCTACCAAATGAGTTTCACAATCATGCGGCATGACGGCATGAAAACTATTCAATGGTTCTTTACTGTAGACGAGCTTATTAAATCAATGCTTAACAACCCAAACGATAGGTACTACAGAAATGACAACAATAGTCGGTGACTGGGGTGGCAAGGTCCTCGTGGCAGATAGTCAGTTCACTGATACTGTTTCAGGCATTAAGTACTTTGAGGAAAAGGTTTTTCCCGTAGAAGGCGGGTGGCTTGGTGTTGCAGGTAACTATTGCGATGCTGAGAAGGTGATTGACTACGTAAACAAGAAAACCAAGGTTAAGCCAAAACTAAAGACAGATAGCTCGTTTCTCAAACTAACTAAAGACGGACTCTTCTCTTGCGGGGACGACCTAGAGTGGGAGCGGGTGCGGACCTTTATGGCTATTGGGTCTGGGTCTATGGCAGCTGAAGTATGTATGCGTATGGGGTTAACAGCAGAAGAAGCGGTTAAGTGGGCGTGTAACGTGGACGCTAGCAGCAGCGAGCCAATAAAAACGTACCGCTTGACCGATGCCGTATAAAGACCCTGAAGTTAAAAAAGCCAAGGGAGCGGGGTACTCTAAGAAGTACTACGAGGCAAACAAAGCAAAAGCATTACTAGCTAATGCAGCAACTAGAAAGAAAAAGAGACAGGCGTTTCAAGACTGGAAAGCAACGCTAAGTTGTAGCCAATGCGGGTTTAGCCATGTAGCAGCTTTGGACTTCCACCACACAGACGCTAGTGCCAAAGAGGGAATAGTTAGCGAGCTAGTCCGCCACGGTCGGTTTAAGAAAGCTAAAGCAGAGGCAGAAAAGTGTATCGTATTATGTGCAAATTGCCACCGCATACATCATTTTGAAGAGAAGAAAAAATAAAAATATGTATAATGGCCCCAACGAGGTTTAACGAGGACCGAAGTTGGCAAACGAAGAAAACATAATTATCCCTCCTGTTGAAGAGGACATACCGCTACCCGCTAGCGCTATGGAGGCTTTCCCTGATTTAAACCCAAAAGAAGAACTAGACGCCCGTGCTAGAACCATTGCTTTGCTTTCCGAGCTAAATGGCAGCCCCCTAGTTCCAACCGCTGCAAATGTAGAACAAGCTAAAGAAATAGCTACGCAGATGGTTAATGACCCTAAGTACCGCCCCGAATATAAGAACTACCCCAACGAAACCCTTGCTTATTTAGCTGGGATGGTCACGCAAATGAACGTGGCTTTAGTAGATGACCTTGCTGAACTCAAGATGTACGTAGTAAATAAGCTGGTTTATGAGGCTGAACACGCTGGAGATGTAAAGTCTAGGCTAGTTGCCCTTAAAGCACTGGGTGAAGTTGATGGTGTGGACGCATTTAAGAAGCGTTCTGAGGTCACAATGAAGGTGCAGAGCATCGAAGAGGTGGAAAAAGAGCTACTGGACACCCTTTCTAGCTTAAAAACCAAGGCAATTGACGTAGAAGCCAAGGAAATTAAGCCTAAAAAATGACTAGGCAGCGTAAATTAACTAAAGAGGACATTGAAACGCTTATAAAAGCTGTCCCAGGGATGCCCCCAGAGAAGAAAAGACGCACTTTAGAGCTAATTCGCACCTATCAGAGCGAAACAATCAAGGAAGACGGTGAAGATAACTTCTTGGACTTCGTAAAACACGTATACCCAGACTATAAAGTAGGCCCCCACCATGAAAAACTGGCTAAAATTTTTGAAGAGATCGCTGCAGGAAAGAAGAAGCGCGTTGTTGTCAATATTGCGCCAAGACATGGCAAATCAGAGCTCATATCCTACCTCGCCCCTGCCTGGTTCTTGGGTAAATACCCCCAAAAGAAGGTTATTATGGCTTCGCATACGGCTGACCTTGCGGTTAATTTCGGTCGTAGAGTCAGGAATTTGGTTGGTTCAGAGCCTTATAAGGACATATTTCCAGCGGTAGAGCTGCAAGCTGACAGTAAATCAGCATCACGATGGGGGACGAATTTCAATGGAGAATACTTCGCTATTGGTGTGGGCGGTGCTCTTGCAGGTCGCGGCGCTGACCTTTTTATTATTGATGACCCGCATTCGGAACAAGATGCTAAGCAAGGCAGAGCTGATGTCTTTTTACCAGCTTGGGAGTGGTTTCAGTCTGGTCCTATCCAGCGGCTTATGCCTGGCGGTGCTATTATTGTAGTAATGACAAGATGGTCTAAGCTCGATTTAACGGGCCAGATCGTCAATCACATGGTCAAAAACGAGGATTCTGAGCCTTGGGAAGTGGTTGATTTCCCTGCAATTATGCCTAGTGGTAAACCCTTATGGCCTGAGTTTTGGTCTATTGAGGAGCTGCTGGCTAAGAAGGCTTCCTTGGACGTACGGTATTGGAATGCGCAGTATTTACAACAGCCGACCTCAGAAGAAGGTGCTCTCATCAAACGGGAGTGGTGGCAGACTTGGGAGAAAGATGATCCACCGAACTGTGACTTTATTATCATGTCGCTCGACGCGGCCCAAGAAGCCAACACCCGTGCGGACTACAACGCGCTTACTACGTGGGGGGTCTTCTTCAACGACGAGACGAGCAACTACAACATCATCCTCCTCAACGCGATTAAGAAGCGCTTGGAGTTCCCGGACCTCAAAAAGCTTGTACTTGAAGAGTACAAAGACTGGGAGCCGGATGCGTTTATGGTTGAAAAGAAGTCCAATGGGGCGGCACTCTATCAAGAGCTCAGGCGCATGGGTGTACCGGTCGGGGAGTTCACACCTGGCAAAGGTCAAGATAAAATCTCTAGGGTTAATGCTGTATCAGATTTGTTCTCGGCGGGGATAGTTTGGGCTCCAGAGCATAGATGGGCAAAAGAGGTAATTGAGGAATGCAACGATTTTCCTAGCGGAGCTAACGATGATTTGGTAGACTCAGCTACACTGGCTCTTCTTAGATTTAGGCAGGGTGGGTTCATTCGTTTACCAAACGACGAAGCGGATGAAGATTTTTTGTTTAAATACGGCAGGAAAAAAGCTGCGTATTATTAAGGACACACTATGTCAATTGAAAAAAGTTTATACCAAGCCCCTGTCGGGATAGATTCTTTAGCTATTGAAGAAGAGCCCATTGAGATTGAGATTGTTGACCCAGAGTCGGTGACTATTGGTATAGACGGGTTAGAAATTGAAATCGAGCCTAGTGAAGAAACAGACGAAGACTTTGACGCAAACCTAGCTGAGTACATCTCAGAAAAAGAACTATTGAGCCTTGCTAGTGATTTGGCCGGGGACTTTGAAGAAGACATTAGTTCCAGAAAAGATTGGATGCAAACATACGTCGATGGTTTAGAGCTGCTCGGTATGAAGATCGAGGAGCGTACAGAACCTTGGGAGGGCGCGTGTGGGGTATACCACCCATTGCTAAGTGAGGCTTTAGTGAAGTTTCAAGCCGAGACTATCATGGAGACTTTCCCCGCCCAAGGACCAGTCAAGACACTTATCATCGGCAAAGAAACCCCAGAGAAGAAGGATGCGGCTCTAAGGGTGCAAGAGGATATGAATTACCAGCTGACGGATGTGATGGTGGAGTACCGCCCAGAGCACGAGCGGATGATATGGGGATTAGGGCTGTCGGGGAATGCGTTTAAGAAAGTGTATTTTGACCCAGCACTTAATCGTCAAGTGTCGATGTTCATACCAGCTGAGGATGTAGTTGTCCCGTACGGTGTGTCTAGCTTGCAGTCTAGCCCACGGGTAACGCATGTGATGCGTAAGACTGAGAATGAAGTCAAGCGCTTACAACACGCTGGCTTTTATCGCGACGTGGAGTTAGAAGAGCCAGACGGCGCGCTAGACGAAGTAGAGAAGAAGATTGCAGAAAAGATGGGCTTTAGAGCCACATCGGACGACCGCTATAAGTTACTAGAGATGCACGTCGATCTTGACCTCTCTGGGTACGAGGATGAAGAAGATGGTGAGCCTACAGGTATAGCACTACCTTACGTGGTGACTATTGAGAAGGGGACAATGACTGTATTGTCTATCCGCAGAAACTGGAGACCAGAAGATGAAACCAAACAAAAACGGAATCATTTCGTGCATTACGGGTATGTTCCTGGCTTCGGCTTTTATTGTTTTGGCCTTATCCATTTGGTCGGAGCCTTTGCAAAGTCTGGAACGTCTCTTATTCGTCAACTTGTCGATGCCGGAACCCTTAGCAACTTGCCAGGGGGCTTTAAGACCCGCGGACTGCGTGTCAAAGGCGACGACACCCCGATAGCCCCAGGCGAGTTCCGTGATGTTGACGTTCCGTCAGGAGCAATCAAAGACAACTTAATGACCCTGCCATATAAAGAGCCATCACAGGTTCTATATAGTTTGCTCGGCACAATCGTCGAAGAAGGTCGCAGGTTTGCGTCGGCTGGAGATATGAAAGTATCCGACATGAGCGCTAATGCTCCTGTAGGGACAACGCTAGCTATCCTTGAAAGAACCCTGAAGGTAATGAGCGCGGTTCAGTCGAGAATGCACTACTCGATGAAGCAGGAATTAAAACTGCTCAAAGAAATTATCCGTGACTACACACCAGACGAGTATCCGTATGAGCCGGTAGAAGGTAGCCGCATGGCTAAGAAGTCGGACTACGATCAGGTTGATGTTATTCCTGTGTCCGATCCAAATGCCGCTACGATGGCGCAGAAGATTGTTCAGTACCAAGCGGTGTTACAGCTTGCCCAAGGCGCCCCACAGATTTACAACCTGCCACAGTTACACCGTCAGATGTTAGATGTTCTTGGGATTCGCAATGCCCAGAAGTTGATCCCACTACAAGAAGACCAGAAGCCACGCGACCCAGTAACTGAGAATATGGATGCGATGGTGAGCAAGCCTCTCAAAGCGTTTATTTATCAGGACCAGGATGCGCATTTAGCCGTGCACAACTCCTTCTTGCAAGACCCACAAACGATGGCAGTCATTGGGCAAAATCCAAATGGGCAGGCAATTATTGCTGCAATGCAAGCGCATATAGCTGAACACTTCGGCTTTAAGTACCGTCAGCAGATTGAACAACAGCTTGGCGCGCCGATTCCGTACCTTAAGGATGACGATGACGTTATGCCAGAAGAGTATGAAGTTCAAGTCTCTCGTATGGTGGCCCAAGCTGCTCAGCAGTTGTTACAGCAGAACCAAGCCCAAGCCGCGCAACAGCAAGCTCAGCAACAGATGCAAGATCCAATTATCCAGATGCAGATGAAAGAGCTTGAGCTGCAAGAGAAAGAGATCCAGCGTAAAACACAGAAAGACCAGGCTGATGTTGCCTTGCGTCAGGAGCAGTTAAGTATTGATCGTCAACGTGTTGAAGGACAGCTTGAGATTGACGGCACTCGCATCGGTGCGCAGATTGAGAAAGACAAGGACTTAGCTGACCGTAAGAGCGAATACGACGGTACTAAGCTGGGTATTGACATGATGAAGTCTAAAGAGCAGAACGAGAACCAGCGGCTGCAAACGGCGACACAACTTATAGTGGCAGCACAAAATAAAGGGCAAAGTAAAAAATGACCGAGTCTGAAATTATTATTAAGCAGCTTGACGACAAGATAGCGCAGCTTAAAGATGCAGTAGTCCTTGGCAATTACGAAAAATTCGAGGATTACAAAAAATCGTGTGGTGAGATTAGGGGTCTGCTCATTGCTCGTGGATACGTATTAGACCTCAAAGATCAAATGGAGAAATCGAATGAGTGAAACACTCGACTTAGGTAAAGCAGTAGATTTAACGCAGCTGCTCGATAAGTCAAACGAAGAAAAGGCAACACAACTCCCAAAACCGTCTGGATACCGCATTTTATGTGCTATTCCAGAGCAAGAAAAAGAGTTTGAAAGCGGTATTGTTAAGGCAGACGAAACAATGCGATACGAAGAACTCTTAACAACGGTGCTGTTTGTTGTTGATTTAGGGCCAGATTGCTATGTAGATAAAGCCCGTTTTCCCAGCGGACCTTGGTGTAAAAAGGGCGATTTTGTCCTAATTAAGCCAAATGCTGGTAGTCGTTTAGTGATACATGGGCGCGAATTCCGCATCATTAATGATGATACGGTTGAAGGCGTAGTTGACGATCCACGCGGTATTAAACGTAAATAAGGAGCATACGAATGGAAAATTATAAATTCCCAGACGAAGAAGAAAATGAAGTCCAAGAGGTAGAATCTAAGGGTTTACCCGAAGAAAAGGACGAAATTGAGATTGAAATTGAAGACGATACCCCAGAACAAGATAAGGGTCGACGTCCTTCACAACCAGAATTCGTTGAGCAGCTTGAAAAAGACGAGCTAGATGAGTATTCCAAGGAAGCCAAGCAGAAGATTGACGGCTTTAGGAAGATCTATCATGACGAGCGTAGAGAGAAAGAGCGGGCGTTGCGTGAGCAACAAGAGGCGGTAGAACTAGCTAAAAAGCTCTTTGAAGAGAACAAACAACTCAAAAGCAGGGTCTCTTCTAGCGATCAAGCGGCTGTAGAGTCATATAAAACCACAGCCGAGCGTGAGCTCGACATGGCTAAGAAAGAGTATAGAGAAGCCTATGATGCTGGCGACTCCGAGCGTTTAGTAGAAGCGCAGGATAAGTTGACATCTGCTAAGATGAAAATAGCGAAAGCTACGGATTTCTCTGAAAACTTAAGCCAAAGAAGGGCTGCTCAAGAGCAAGAATACGAGGCACAAGCAACCCCACAGGTAGCGCCTCCAGTAAGAGATACCAAGGCTGCAGCATGGCAAGAACGTAATCAGTGGTTTGGGCAAGACGATGAAATGACAAGTTTGGCTTTAGGGCTGCACGAAAAGCTTGTAAAACAAAACGGATTGGCTTATGCTACGACAAATGAGTATTACAAACGTATAGACGAAACTATGCGTAAGAGATTCCCCGAGAATTTTGAAGGGGAAAAAACAGATGACGACAGAAGTTCAGTTCGGACGAAACCGAGCACGGTAGTAGCACCAGCGAGTCGTAGCACGTCTTCGAAAAAGATTAGGCTAAACACTTCCCAGTTAGCGATAGCTAAGAAGTTAGGACTTACAGATGAGCAATACGCCCGTGAACTTTTAAAATTAGGTAACTAAAATGGCTAATAACAGATTGACCCGTGAATCAGAAAACCGTATCCAGTCAGAACGTCCAAAGCAGTGGGCGCAACCTGATCTCCTTCCTGAACCCGTTAAGGAGGCTGGCTACTCTTATAGGTGGATTCGTGTTTCAACGCTGCATCAATCCGATCCTCGCAACCTCTCCGCAAAATTGAGAGAAGGATGGGAACCTGTTGGCATTGAAGAACAGCCCCAGTTTCAACTGCTAGTTGATCCCAATAGTCGTTATAAAAACAACATTGAGATCGGCGGTTTGTTGTTGTGCAAGACGCCAGATGAGTTCGTTGAACAACGTAATAAACATTACGCTGCCCAAGCAGATGCTCAAATGACGGCTGTAGACAACACTCTTATGCGTCAAAGCGATCCACGTATGCCTCTCTTTAACGAAGGTAAAACGACGGTTAGCTTTGGTAAAGGTAGTTAATTTTTTAATTTAGGAGATTTAAATGGCTTATCCAACCGTTGACGCTCCCTACGGCTTCGAGCCGATTAATCGTGTAGATGGCATGCCTTATGCTGGCGCAATTCGTCAGTATTCAGTAACTCAGGCAGGCGCTATGTACAACGGCGATCTAATCGAACTAGACGTAGGTGGCATTGTAGGCACAGCTTCATCCCTCACAGCAGGCGCTAAAATTGGTGTTTTTGTAGGTTGCCAATATACAAATGCTCAAGGGCAGACTATTCAGGCTCAATACTATCCAGGTTCCAGCGCTGCAACTAACGCTTTAGCCTTTGTAGTTGACGATCCTATGGCTGCGTTTAAAGTAGCAGTTACAAACTCAAGCAATGCTATTGCTACAGTAACTCGTGCTGCTATTGGTACTAACGTAACTGCTTTGGCAGGCACTCCGTCCGCTATTACAGGTAATTCTGGTCAGTCTATTCTGAACACATCACCTGCTGCTACGGACACTTTCCCACTCCGCGTTATTGATGTTGTCCCTGAGACAGCTACATCTTCTACGACCTTCACTGAAGTAATCGTTAAGATTAACCTGCATCAGATCAATAGCATAACCGGCAATGCCGTCGCTTAATTAAGGAGCTATAAATGGCTATTTCACGCGCACAACTACTGAAAGAGTTGCTCCCTGGATTGAACGCATTGTTTGGTTTGGAGTATGCAACATATGGTGAACAGCACAAAGAGATCTACGAAACAGAGACCTCTGAGCGTTCGTTCGAAGAAGAAACCAAGTTGTCTGGCTTTAATGCTGCCCCCGTCAAAAACGAAGGCGCTGCAATTGCTTATGACAACGCACAAGAGGCATTTACTGCTCGCTATACACACGTAACGATTGCTCAGGGCTTCTCTTTAACAGAAGAGGCTATTGAGGACAACTTGTATGACAGCTTATCCGCTCGTTATACCAAGGCGTTAGCTCGTTCCATGGCGTATACCAAGCAAGTACGTGCAGCATCTGTACTAAACGGCGGTTTCACTACCTCTGTTGGTGGTGACGGTGTTGCTCTGTTCTCTACAGCGCACCCATTAGTATCTGGCGGCACTAACAGCAATCGTCCTACTACTGGCGCTGACTTAAACGAGACTTCCTTGGAAGCCGCCGTTATTCAAATCGCTCAGTGGACAGACGAGCGCGGTTTGCTCATCGCTGCTAAGCCTAAGAAGCTGATTGTTCCACCACAACTTCAGTTCGTTGCAACCCGCTTGCTCGAAACCGAATTGCGTGTTGGTACAACCGATAACGACATCAACGCATTGAAGAACAATGGTTCCATCCCAGAAGGTTATACAGTTAATAACTACCTGACCGATGTAAACGCATGGTTCTTGTGTACTGATGTTCCAAACGGTATGAAGCACTTTGTTCGTACACCATTGAGCAATTCAATGGACGGTGACTTTGACACTGGCAACGTAC